AGTTGAATCAGTCATAATCAAAGGACGACCAAACGGGTCTGATACAATTGCAACAGTACCGAACTCAAACAAGTCATTGCCGTTAGCAAGTGCGGTACCCCAAATGTCATTCATTGATTTACTGTGCATAACCCATGCAACAATAGATGATTGACGATCACCGAACAAAGCAGCACCTGAATTAAGATTAGGCAATGAAGCTACTGTAGCTGTTCCGTCAAAAGTTAGATCAGCGTCATCAATAGCGGCAACAGCAGATAGCAACAAACTGTTAAGCATGTAAGCCATTGAGCCTTCTGCGACTGCATTACCAAATAATGTACCCGCTTCTGATGGGTCGCGGCTAGTCCAATCGAATGAAGTGTTTGTAAATTCAATGTTAGGTGAGCCGTAAGCGACTTTAACATCAATTTGTAAAAGCTCTGCTAGTGCGTGTGTAGCTGCCGCACTTGTTGAACTTGGGTCGCGATTACCAATTAAAGAAGCGAGATTTTCAAACGCTGCCTTTTGATTATGATCACCTGCGAATGCTTCTGTTGACATTGTAATAGCACCGCGTGAAGCAGCATTAAATAATGCAACTTGTTGTTGTAGCGTTACAGCAAATGCTCGATACGCGAAATCGTTAAATACTTGAAAATTTGATAAAGCCATGATTAATTCCTCAATGGTGTTACAGTTTTATTGTGTGCGACTTGCTCTTGTAAGCTCATCTCACTGTATGGTTTATTCGTCACTGAGGCACTACCTTGTGACTGTGTTGTACTAGCCCCGCTACTATCAACACCTTTTAAAATTCTTTTAAACGAGTCTTGTTCGCCAGCCCAGCTTTTGAATTCGTCAACGTTGTTTGCTACAACTTCACCATTGTGTTTAAACTGCGTGGTTAGTTGCTGTTGGTCATTATAACCAATTTCTAGCATGTTTGACAACATAGCCTCAGAATTCCATTTATGGTCATCATGAACTAAGCCCATAACCTTGCCCATAACGTCGCCGCGATCACGTGATGTTAACGCACCTTTGGCAACTTCAGCGCTTTCATTTGCCTTTGCGATAGCTTCAGCAGTTTCTTTTTCACGTAATTCTAAAGCCTCTTTGTACTGCCCTGATTCAACAAGTCTTTGCTCTTCTGCTGCAACAGCCGCCTTGCGCGCATCTTCGATAATCTTATCTTTATCTTGCGAAGTCTGTTGCACATTGCGCTTTTCTCCAATAAGTTCATCGACCTTGTTTTTTAAACCGCCAATTTCACTATCGAATAAAGCCTTTAGTTTAGCTGATTGCTCTTCGTTTAGTCCTTCAATGCCTGTTAAATCTACCATTTTGTAATCCCCCAAGGATCATAAGTTATTGGTACTCAGTACCGTTTAGTTTTGTGCTCTTAAAATATCGCCTAATGTATTATTTCTTTTCTTCATTTCCTTTATGGTTAAAGCGTTGTTCATACTATCGCCCGTTTGTTTTGCGAATTCTTCAGGACTCATTTTGCGTAATGCTTTACCTAGTGATGGTCCTAATACTGCATCTTGATCACGCGCTGATAACTTCTTAAGGTTTGCATAATAAATTGAATCGCTATCAACAGGTTTAGGATCTCGCTTACCATCGACATTAAATGATGACGCTTTTTTGGTTGCGTCCTTATCAAGTTTAAATCTATCGTCTACTTCATACGTTAAAGCTGACCTGCAATTAGGGTGTAAAGGAGGCGTAACACTGCTTAACTTAGGAGAATTAGCCGGGTAAACCGTTTGATCTAGTCTTGCGCATGTTCTAGATGTTCGGGAATCATTAACCGCTAAGAACCTATAGCCTTTTAAAATATCGTCGTTAGTATCAACAAAAGCTATCCTGGCTGTATTTGCATAATGATTAGTCCCGGTAATTGCCAATTGTTTAGCTGACCGTCTAGCCCTATCTAATACGCTTTTAGTTGTGCCTGACTTAGATAAATCCATTTGCGCTGTGATGGCGTTAGTTATTTGGGGTATTGTTGCGCCCTCTCTAAATCCTGCCATGACAATTCCGTCAATTTCATCAGTCCATTTCTGCCAATAATTTTTCATCATGGAAGAATAAGCAGTGAAGCTATTAGGGCCAAGTTTAACAGGAGTGATAGTGGCAACGCTATTAACAGCAGCCGCACTAGGAACCGACGCATTAAAATCTTTATTGTCCACTACCCCGTTTAATGTGGTTGCTGCAAACTCTGCCTCGAATGCACCTACAGCCCTGTTTTCAACTTTAAGTTGTGAAACATAATCTTGTAAGTGTTTACGTGTTGCCTCGTTTACCTGCTCTTGTATTGTTATTTGTAGCGCTGGCGTTACTCTGCGTTTACGGTATTTATTAAGAATAGAAACAACATCGTTCTCAATAGCAACTAAAAAAGGCGTTACTTTTAACCCTTCAGTAGCTCCAATCCGCTGTAAATGGATCGTGTGTTGAGAGTATATAGTTGTCAGTATTTCAACAGGCATTATTCACTAGCCTTTAGCGCTTCTATTTCTTCAAGTGCAGCGTCTAATTGAGCTTGTATACTTGCTTGTTCTTCACTAGTGCCACCAGTTAATAATTGTTGATCGTTTAAAGCCTGTGCAATTTCTTCGTCGTCTAAATCGGTTAACTCAGCTTTACGGGCCACTTCATTCAATGTTATAGCAGGTAAAATCATGCCTTGAACTAATGCCATGTGAGCGTTAATCATTTCAGGTGTTAAGTCATCAGTGATAAAGTCAGTGTTAAGTTTATACATCGATGTGCTTTCTTCACCTAAGAATTGTGCTGTCCAAGTAAATAATTGCTTGAATCCATCAGTGATATTAAATGAGATACGCTTTAATGCAGACATAGAAGCATTAGCATCAATGCGTTTAGCGCCTAAAGTTTCATTAGCGCTATTATCAGTTACCAATTGGGCGCCTGACATTATCATTCTTTCCTGGTCTCTACCCATTTCAGCAGGTATAGCCCCGGTTGCTTCTATTTGTATAATTTTAACCGAGCCAGCAGCATCAAGCATATTCATACCACGAGCGCCAACATCTAAACCGTTAGGGTTCATTGCGTCGAATTCGTCTTTTTCCATATCAGTCGATACGACCGTCATACCTTGCCCATGATAATGTAAGTTGTCGCGGTTATCACAATCTAAAACAAAATGGCCTAAGTTTTCATTAGCCAAGTCATACAAAGGTAATTTAGAGTATTCAGCGCTATTATCATCAGCACCGAAGAATTGAAAAGGTATCTCAGTTAAGTTTTTACCATTAGCAACTGGAGTAACATCAGAAAGCATTTCCTTTTTATCATTCCATAATTGGTTGTGATAAATACCGTCGATCATAATTAAGCGACGGACATAGATTTTATCTTCGTAATCGAAATCACCTTTCTTTTCGCTTTTAATTTCAGTTAATCGTATTTCATCATAAGAGCATGAATCACCAGAGGTACGGAAATAAATAATACTTTCTGCTTTGTATTGAATCCACTTAGGCAGAAACTTAGGGTCTTCGTTTTGCGATGATGTTAACTGAACTCTTTCACCGCTGTCATTCATTGGTGATGCTGGCATATCAACTAGAATGCCGTAACGAGCAACCGCAATAACTTCATCTACTGTCTTTTGTGCCACTTCACGCAATCCACAGCCTGTACCGTCGGCATTATCAACTAAATATTCTAACTTAGGCTGAATATCTTGTTCAGGCTCTTTACTCCAAATCATACCGCCAAGTGTTTCATAAGTTCGACCAGTAGCAGGGAACCAACGACCACGCGACCAATAAGAAGCAACACGCAAAGAGTTCTGTTGATTACATCGTTGTGCTTGTGCTGATGCTTCTTGGCTCATACCACTAAATGTAGGAAAGGTTTTATATTGTGGCCCTGGTAAGCAACTGATTATTTTTAATACTTCATATTTGCCAGCAATAGCAGCGCGTGTTTGTTGTCGCAACTCTTCTTGCTCTAAATAAGCTGAATCTGTTTTGTGTAGTGACATTATCAAAGCCTTATGTGATTTTGTTTATTATATCACTATTCGATAAATAATTTAAACTTACTGTTTGACTAACGATAACTATTGAACTACGATAGATAAATAACTTAACTACGCGAGGCAGTATGAACGAAGCAACAAGGCAATTAAGAAAGAAAGGCTACACTGTGAATGAATTCCTATTAGTTATAAATAGAAAACTTACATGGTGGAATACACATAAACACGCAACAGCTAAAGATAATGAGTTTCTTATGCTATCAATTAAAGGGTTAGAGGAAAAATAATATGAAAACAGTTATGGATGCGGTTAATGAATTAAAGGGTGATTTAAGTAATACTAGAAGTCCAGGGCCAGACGATAAGCTTTTATACTGGGATATAAACGGTAAGTACTACATATGCGCACATGATAGAGGTCTGTTTTGTAATGCTGATTACATATGCACCAATAAGGAATTCAACGACCTAGTATCACAACTAGAAACTAACTTTGGCCTTAGTGTTAATTACGACACGTACAAAGAGGTATTTCATAAATCATCAATGTCATTTACAAATTGCATTGTGTCAAATGACAAGCCAGTATTCACACAAGCTATGGCTGATAATGGAGAGTTACCGGGAAAAGGAGTTAAGTGCCAAGGATACGTGCTAGCTGAGACAAAAGCCCAAGGCCAGCCTTGCAATAAATGGATTGAAGGCTATTTCATCCAAAAGGCTCAAGGCCCAAATGGAGGTATGTGTTTTTTATTTGAGAGCGCTGGAGGGCATAGTTATATATTAAATGCTGAGTCACACATTAAACCTATCGACACAAGAACCGATAAAGAAAAGGCTATTGCCAAAGCTATTAATAATTTAATGTTTTTTGGTGATCAAACCCAAACAGAGCAAAAAGCAAATGAAACATTGATAGCGATAATGGAAGGTAAAGTTGCTGGCGTTAAATGGGTAGGTGAGTAATGTACTTAATATTTGGTGGTTCATGTTATTACGCTAGTGGCGGAGCTAATGACTTAATAGAAAATCATGATGATAAATCTTGCGCCATACAAAGAGCTTGTGAATTGATCGGCCTATCTGCAATTACATACAAGGCTAAAAAAGAAGATCTTGATTGGGATGACGAAGTGTCACACGAAATAGAATGGACGCAAGTTTATAGTGTTGAGGGTGGGGAGGTTATATATAGAAGTGATGCAACCCCCTACGCAGATAAGCAAATTATAGGAGTTAAATAAAATGACTAACGAACTAATGGTAAACATACTACTACTAACTGTAATCTGCCTTGGTGTATTCGCTATTATACGAGAGATAGTGTGCTGGTACTGGAAGATTAACGAGCGTGTAGATTTACAGAAGAAAATACTTGCTGAGTTGGTGAAGCTTAATGGTGATAGGTTATGAGTATAAGCAATCATGAATTTGAAGATGGTGACATTGTTGATGCTAGCCCTGCTATGGGGCAGCGTTTATTCTTAAACTTTACGGATGGTAATCACGTCCAGTTATGCGAGAAGGACGTTATAGCCTTAGCGAATCACTACGGCTATTCATTAAATAAAGAAATGCACTGGAAGAACATGGAATTCTAAAATTAACCATCGATATTTAAACGGCCACCTTGACGTTTAACTAAGTGAGGACATGCACCCATGATGAAGCTATCAGCCAAATCATGGGACTTTTCAAGCCTCTTCTTAACGTCCTTTTTAGCCTCGACTATATCAAGTCCACGCTTAGAATAATCAGACCTAGGGGCGCATAACTCGCCTTTTAATTCTTCAAGCCCTTTAATTTCACTGCTAATACTAATTAATTCATCAAGATTGTATTTCATACCCTTTGTAACTGCATTGAATGTATTTCGCATCCTGTCAGCAACATCGCGCCAAGCTTGAGCTTTTAAGTTCTCAAACTTTTTCTTATTCGTTATCTTAGGCGAGTATTCTTTAGTAGGGTTAAATACTTCAGCAGCAGCATTAAACTTAGAATAGTTTTTCTTTCTTTTACCTTTGAGTATTGAGCCAACACCAGCACCTACACCAATAGAATCATAAGACAGTAAACCGTTATCAGTAACATAACCATAAGCCTTTAATGATGACCTTTCTAATTCATCCTCGCCAGCTTTCCATGCGTCCATTGTTATTGCTACAGCGCCATTGAATACAGTTATACAATTTCTATCTGCTCCACTGTCAGCAACATCGTAACCAACACAACACGCGCCAAATAAATCTAACTCAAGATTAATATGCGCATCTATACAAGCATTAACCCAAGATCGTTTTATAACTGACTGATCATCATCGGCGTAAGGCACACCATTATAAACATGATTAGCTAATTCGTAGTCTTCGTCGAATTCTTCCGCTATATCCCTTAATGCTGACTCACCTAGAAAACCGTTTTCATCATAATTAATCTTGCGAACCAATGCGCCTTTAGGTGGAACCTCTACTAATCTTTGCCAAGAGTAATCGCTAATAAGTTGGCCGTTCAAAGTAAACCACATCTCAGCACCTTCATTTCTCATTATTGTAGGTCGAATAGTGGTAAACATTTTCTTAGTTAAGTTTTGGCTTTCCTCATTCCACCATACAGTTGCGCCCTCGAATGATTTAATCTCGTCGATGTTCCTGGCTATACCGTAAAACTTAAACATTGAGCCGTTAGTCTTGTGCTCGATTGAATTGGCAAATATATTGAAATTGTTTTGTAATCCGAAGTAAGTGATCTTATCTTTTAGCAATGTGTAAACAGAATCTTCAATTTTGTTTTGATACATACGTGTACATAAGAATATTTCTTTATGGTGGTTAGCTCTAGCTATTGCCATTCCTGCCGCATCATGTGACTTTGACGACATACGGCCACCGTGAAGTGTACGCATAGTGACAGGTGTACCATCAGGTAATACACGAGTCATCCAGAAATCTTTTAAGTTTGGATTGAGTGAAGGGTTACCCATAGAAATCATCTAAAGTCTTTCTAACTTTAATGTCTCCAGTTACCTCTACTTGATGCTTATCTAGTCCAACTAACTTAGCCTTGCTCATCGTCGCTGTAATGGCTGCTGATGATTGTGGAGTGTCTGCTGTTAGTGCAACACCTCTTGCCTCGTCAAGCTCTTTTAGTAAGCTCTCAATGGTAATTCCGTGTGCTTTTACGGTATCTTCTTGTAGTTGTTCGTACCTAGCCAACACCTCACCTTTTTTAGATAGGGCACTTGCTTTGTTGTGAACTGTTTCATCTTTCCATTTTAGACTGTTAGGGTGAGACTTACGATAGGCTTCTGACTTGTTTCCTGTCTCTAGCCATACTTGACAGAATTGTTCGTGCTTACTATTTTCTAATGCCATCTCAACCCCCAAGGTTTTAATGTTATCTCTCAGAGATAGTGCGGCTTTTACACCGCGTTATATTATGCTGTTACTGTAATATTTACTGTACCGTTAGTGCTAAATGCTACTGTCAAGTCGTTATTAACCAAATCAACGGCATCGCCATCTAATACACCTAACTGAATAACGTGATAAGTTCTTACGCCAGCAGTAAAATTGACAATTTGCATTGTCTTAGCGTTAACTGGGTTAGACGGATCTTTCAATAAACTTATATCTGTAAAGTCTAATGCAGTTACTCCAGCGGATACAGAACCAATAGTCCAAACGTTACCAGTTAAAGCGTTACCGCCTACCGTATAATTACCGCCTGGTGTCGCTTCTGTGAATGTCGATAGTGTTGGGTCAACTCCGGCTACATCACAAGCACTAAAAGCATCTGTTGTTAATGCGTACTTAAACGAGTCGTTCACGTTATCTAGTAATTTCTTACCAGCGTTGAACGGGTAGTATTGATATGTTTTTAAATCACCTTGTGCCATGGTATTTATTTCCTATTTAAAACTTACTGTTATTGTATCAGGTTTAAAGCCTGCTGTATAAATGTCGTCTGCGAACCCTACAGTTACATTGCCTATTGTTTGACCTTCGCCTATTTGAACTATTGCCGGGTAACTATTATAAACTATTGCGCCCAGCGTGGCGGTAACGTCAACTAATCCAGATAATACGACCGTAGTATTTTGGCTGGTGTAATCAATTGTACCTAGTGTGGCGTTTACTATTGTTCCGGCATCTATACTTACCGTCGTGTTATTCGATGAATAATCTATAGTGCCAAGCGTAGCGGTTACATCTATATCACCTGTTAAGCCTATAGTGGCATTTTGACTTGAATAACTAATCGTACCGAGCGTAGTTACTATATCTACTGAACCAGTTAACGCGACAGTTGCATTTTGTGATGTGTAATCAATTGTTCCTAGTGTTGCTGTTACAGTTACCCCACCGCCACTTTGTCCCGCCAAAATCCATTGAGAACCAGTAAAGCCAACGCCTGTCCCTGTCAATGATAAAATATCATCCGTAATGTCTGAGCCTGAACCCTCGTTCATTGGGAAATATATTGCGGGGGTGAATTCGTCAGTTGGTTCGTAGTTTAAAAAGTCACTCGCTAAGTTTTCTACTTGTGCGTTGCTTAAGTAAGTATCACCCTTAGCTAAGTTATAAATTATGCTTCCAAAATAGCGATCTGAATTTCCGTCTGTTCTACGACCTAATTCCCATACTGAGCTAAGTATGTCATTTGTAAGTGCCGCTGCTGCAATCGTCCTTGTCGCTGTTCCTGCCTCGTCACATATAACATATTCAAGATCACCTGACGTTGAATTATACTGAAGTATTAATAAAAACTTACCAGTGGGCACTGTTATAGCTGATGTCATCACCACTTGCCCTGATGATGTGGGCCTGGCTTGAAATTGGTTTTGTAATGATGCCGCTGAAGCCTCGTTAAGAAAGGCGTTTATTGTGTTTGCGCCACCAAATCCGCCATTACTAAAAAAGTATTGAAAAAACGATCCTGTGTTGTCGTCCACTTCCATCCAGAAAGCGTAAAACTGATCGCCATTAGTCTGGATAATATCCCAAGCGGCATTGTCATCTAGTGAGAAGTAGTCGTTTACCTCGTCAAATTGTACACCGTAAATATTAGCCATTTTCGCTGTTATCCTCTACTTGATACCATACGCTAGAAGGCTTTTTTATTTCCTCGAAAAACTGTGCTTTAGTGTACTGAATAGCACTTGATAATATCGCGCTTACAATATCTAGGTGTGTTTCAATAGGTTCAAAGCTTAACCATTCTTTTATCTGTTCGTCGTCAGCGTTTATAATTCCGTCTTTGTACCCACCAATTAAAAGTAAAGACTTATCATTACTAAACTTACCTAACTTGTAAGAGTTTACATTTTTCTTTGTTGAACCTGGTATTAAATCAACTTTAATGGCGAAAAATATAGCAGTCATTACTTACCCTTGTTTATCTAATTTACTGAGGATCTCGAATATGCCTTTATTTACATTAGCAAATTCTATTACTGTCTTTTGTATGTGATCATCTGTTTTCTGTATGTGTTCGTCTAGCTTTTCGCCATGTTCATCAATAATAACTTCATTTTTATCAGCCTTACCAAGCTTGAAAGAGTTGTAAATATTAAACCCTATAGCGATGAATCCAAAAACAATAGTAGCTAAAACGCCTATACCTGCCGCGTTTGCATTAATCCATTCCCATTGACCGAAAGCCAGAACGCTACTTGTTGCGCCCGTACCTACTGTTAATAGACTTGAGCCATCCGCCAATACCTTGATTGTTTCTTGCTTCACGTTCTTTTCTCACTGTCTTTACGTGTAAAAAAACTCTGGTAACTACGATTGAAATGATGATAAGTCCGTAATAACAACTCTTGTAGGTTGCTAAGTGCGCCAATAAGTCCGTCATAAGATACCATCATTTGAAGTAAGCCAATCGTAATTATTAATTCATCATACCAAGTATAGAAAAATCCGGCATGTGCTTGTTTTATACTTAATATTATCATGATATGGCATAAGGTGGCAAAGGCTAGTAATAAAGCTTGTTTCCATGCTATTTTGTCTAGCTTTAAAAACATAGTTAGCATCAGTGCTGTAGCGCCATCCAATAAAGTATAGACCTCTCTATTGCTTATATAGCTCTTTACATCAACAGCCATCTCTATAGGAAATAGTATATTTAAAAAGCAAGATAAAAGTATAATGACCGCGTGAATCTTGTTGTACTTGTTACCAAATACAACAATAAAAAGAAAATATACGGCCATTATATTAATGAGTGAAACGATCACTATTTAGCCGCCAGTTGGTGGATCTGGATCTGGATCTGGAACTGGTGGAATTGGCGGTTTTGGGTCGTCGTTACCTGATGGCATTGTACTTCCTTACTTTGTGAATGAATTAGCATTGTATCAAATCCTTTAGCTTTTGTTTATACAGTAGCTCAATTTCTTTTAACTCTGCACATGTATACTTTTTAGGTTCGTGTGGCCCTTCTAGCCATTCGACTTTATCGAGCCCGATTTTTTCAATTAATGCGGGGCGGTAATCTTTTATATTTCCTGATAGATGAACGTTGCATTTAAAGCATTGAATGTGACAGTTGAGCTCTTCAAACCTTAACTCAGAATGAGCCCCGCAAGACTTAAAATGACCAGCATGAATACCAGAGCCCCCGATATGATCGCTAAAGTTAGGCATTTTTCCGCAACTTATACACGCGAGCCCTTTGTCTCTACCTCTTATAAATGCATTGAACGAGCTCTGCGCTGCTTTTTTCCTTAACGGTTTATCATTGTCGTTAAATTCTTTTTTACGTTTGGCGTGTTTTTTATCATTAGCCTTTTTAACTATGGCCGCGCCCTTTGATTTATTTTCACTGGCATACTTTACAGCTTCGTCAAAATTACAGTAAGCCGACATATTAACCACAATATATTCGCGTGTTGATTTCTTACAGTATTTACACTTGCGTTTACTGTTAGTCATTATTTCAACCACTGCAATAATTTCATGATAAAGGTTTTCTTTGTCGGTTTATATCCGCACTCATAACAAAGCTTTTTATTTCTGCGCTGAGGGTAATACTCATCACCCGGCCATATGTCATGACCTCGTTTACATCTGTAGTATTTATTTGCTTTTAGTAGTCGCATGGTGCTATTTCCTTAGTGATTAAAATAAAGACCAGCCTGAATTATTAATCTTTACATGATGATTATCGTTAACTGAAGAACTCCATACGTAATCACTTATTTTTCTATCTAGCTTAACAGTCACTCTACCTTTATTGTCATGATAAAAAACCTTATCGCCCTTTTTGAATTTGTACCCTTGCGCTATTAAATTATTACATCGGCTCATAATCTATTTATCCTTGAATTTAATTGGTATACCGTTGTCGTTAAAATAATAAATCATTTGCTCCATGTACTCTTTAGACTCTGCCGTACTAAATAAACTTGTTACCTCAAGGCATTGTACGAGCTTCATTTTGCTTTCATGGCTGTGTTGATAGTAATCAAGCTTAGTTAATAAAAACTCCATCTTATCGCCATGCTTTACGCTATTTAATATTAATGGCAATCCAAAGGTATCTTTGCAAAAATTCTTAACTTCTAATGCTGTTTGATCGCCTGTGTGCTTCGCTATCTGTGAATACCATAAATGCTGTTGCTTGTTTGCTGGTATACTGCGCTTTTTACCTCGTTTAACTATCGACAAGTCCCACTTTTCTTGTGGGTTTTCGCCTAAAAATAAATCTATCTTCCGGTAAACGTCCTGCCTAAGTGTTAATGATATAGGAACGTTTTTCATTTTAAATACCACAAATTATTCACATGACCTTCTGATAAGTGGCACTTTTCCGCTATATCACTGATTGAAGATAGTGGGTTATTGGTCGGTTTTGCCTTCTCTATTAATGCCAGAGCTTTATCACTTCTTGTTAATGGCTTTTTGGCCCCATGCTTTTTAGCAATCTTCCAATATTTTCTGCGCCAATCTTCTTTAGTGCCGATGGCTTTCCTTAACTGCTCTTTCAGTCCGTCGATTTCTTTTTGTAAATTAATCTTTTCGTGATATTCCGCTATAGTTTCCATTATATCAGCCCTGCTTTTATATCGCTTTTAATACGGCAAATAGTTGTAGCTGCTAAACCTGTTTTCTTTATCACCCGGTTATTAGCAACACCTTTGTTTAATAGCTCAATAGCAAGCGCTCTGTTATCTGGGTGTGCTTCATCGCCTTTGTGTGCTTTATTTTTTATTCTTTTGGTGTATTCGCATGCTTGGTAAGCACTAGCCATTGATAGCATACTCATGCTGTTTTACTCATTGAAAAGCCTTGAGCGTTTGCTTTCTTCCATATTGCCATTGGTGTTTTACTAACATTGAATTGCTCGTTAATTAAATCAGCAATTTCTGTTGTTGATTTAGTTTTATGGTTGCTTGCTATGACTTTAACCATGTCATTAGTCCATGCTAATTTTTTAATTTTCTTATTCATAATATAAAGCTCAATAATAATTCTGTGAATTGTGGGTAAGTTGTTAAGTACGCTAAAAACCATGACGCGATCATAAAATAAAAATATGCTTTTGTTCTTGTCATGGTTATAGCCTTTTAGTTATTAGCCTAAGCTTTTGACTCAGCAATTAAGCGCAATCTTTTATTGTGCTTTTTCAAGTTTAAATTAACACCAGTTAACATGCCTAATGCTTTTGGGGATTTACCGCTCTTACTTTTAGTTTCAATATATTTCATCTTCTTTACCTTTATTTAGTTGTCGGGTGCCAGTCCTTGGCGTGATTGTTAGTTATCTAGGTGTATATTGCGGCTGATTTGATTGCTGCACATAGCCGCCTTGTTGCTGATATTGTTGCTGTTGTGGCGCTTGTTGTGAAAAACCACCTTGTTGTTGTGGTTGTGGCGTTGCTTGCTGGCCTTGTGGTTTACCGTCTAGCATTTGCATAACACCGTTAAAGCCTTGGACTACAACCTCTGTGGTATATTGGTCCTGCCCTTGTTGATTAGTCCATTTGCGGGTTTGTAGTGAGCCTTCAACATAAACCTTTGAACCTTTCTTTAGGTACTCGCCAGCAATTTCAGCTAACTTGCCAAACATAACAACACGATGCCACTCGGTTTTTTCTTTCTGCTCGCCCGTTTGTTTATCCTTCCAACTTTCAGAAGTGGCAATAGTCATATTAGCAACACCCCCACCGTTAGGTAAAAAACGCATCTCAGGATCTTTACCCAAATTACCTAAAATAATTACTTTGTTTACACCTGCCATTTTCTTTACCCTTCTTTAGTTAATAGTTTAATTTCTTTACTTACTTTTATCATGTGTTCAATCATGTAAATGTTATCTTCACTAGATAGCCACTCCATTAATGCTTCAAATGTTAAATCGCCCTCTGGACAAGCACCCCACATTTTAACTTTTTCGTATTCATCTCTTAGATAGTCAGTGTCGTTAACAATCTTTTTCATCTTGCTTATCTTGTCATTCATAATTAATTGCTCACTTGCTGATTATCATCTAATTGAATCGGGTGTACTTGAAAGTGTTGTTTTACGCCTCGTCTTATTGATAATGATATTGTTGCTACACTCGGTATGTGAGACATCGCGTTTACACGAATGCCACCTATGTTCTTTTGCTTGCCAAAACTTACTGATTGATCAACATATAAGTTCATCCATTTATCAGCCCATTGACTACCATCAATACCCCATAGCTTAATAAGGATTCGACGAACAGTTAAACAGGGCTTAAATGGCTTACCTTCGCAACCGTAATAATATATATGCACTGGTTGTTGTGGGTCTTTGGTAAGATTAACGCCTTCAACTTGTACCAATTTATCGCCTGATATAAAGTCATCAGCATTTAATTGATCAGACTTTGCTTTTATTGTTCCAGATAAATCAAGCATTGGTATCGTCCTCAAAAGTTACTTCAATATCATCTTCAATAACGAAATCATTATCACGGCCGACAAAGTTAAATGTTTCTGTATGAACCCAATCATTGCCGCTTTTGCATCGGCTAAACTCTGAAATATTTCCTCTGTGCCTATCCCAAAAACCTAAGTCTATTAGTTCCTGTCGTGATATTTGAAATACTGCTACCGGATAGCGCCCAAGTTCAACACTGTTCTGTATAACAAGAAAGATAAAGAAATCAATTTCAGTATTGTAGTGTTGTTCTAAAACGTCCATATAGAAGCTTGCACCATGTCCGTAGTTAAACTTATACAATGGGTTTATCCATTCTTTATCGCTGCGCCAATCGTCAATGCTAGCGGTTGTTTTAACGTCAATAACTGCATTAGCAGACTGAACAACGTCTTTATCAGGGCGGCATTTTAAATTTACGCCAGTTTCTTTATCTTTAACAAATACCGATGATTCACAATCACCTTTAAGATCAAGTAAAGACTTAGCTGAAGGGTGACAGAACACAGATTTAGCCATTAAGTTAACTTGGTCGTATTCATCTTTAGTTAATACAACCTTGTTTACATTTTCTTTTTGCTCAAGCTCGAAACCTTTAGCTGTTCGCCCTTTGAATTCAGAAACAACAATATGATCTTTATATTTTTCCGGCTCTAAAATGGCACAATGTAAAGCGGTACCTATATCAGTTGTTTTTGATTTAGCTCCGTTTCTTGGTGCGCTCTTTGACCAAACAAAATCACCTGGATTCTTTTCAATCATTTGCGCGTCACTATTTGCTAGGCCATCAGCAGCTCTATAGATAACGTCATTTAAAAAATGCTTTCCTTTGTAATTACTCACTTGCTCCCCCTTTATCATTTATCAACTCTAAATGAGTATGTAACGCGCCAACTAACTGATTAAAAGTCGTGTAACCTTCGCTATCAATTTCACGTAAAAGTATTTCTAATTGCATTTTACGGCCAGTGCGTAATGCTTTTGTGTGTTCGTCTAGCGCTTTATCGAATTCCATTAGTAGCAATCCTCATCTGGTGCGTTGAATGCGCCACTGCATAATTCATCATCGCAATTCATATCATCAATTCCGTCGTTATTCATTGAGCCAAAACATACTGGACATTCCGCCTCTTCTTGGTCATTACAGTGTGCTGCTATTTGCTCACTTACATAACATCTGGCCATTTCGTTTACTCCGTTCCGTTTGATGAGTTAAATATACGCGCTTTTTGAATTAACGCAAGTACTATTTGAGTATTATTTTAGTACTTGTGTATTTATTGGTTATGTATTAGTATTATTGAAAATCAATTAAGGAAATTAAATAAATGAAAAAGCCAGTTAAGAAGCCAGTTAAGAAGCCAGTTAAGAAGCATATCAAGATGTATGCAGAAGATAACTTTATAGAAAAGGTTGAAGATGCCGCGTTCGCAGAAGGGTTAAGTTTAAGCGGATTTTTGTTTGCAGCTACTAAAGATAAAATTAAAAAGGTAAATAAATAATGCCAATTCAATTTAGTAAGCGAAAGGATGACTGTATGACATGCGCTTTTGTTAATGCAACAGGGCTCGGTTATAGCATGGTTTCAGAGTCATTTAAAACACTCAGTACGATGCTGGATAGTCAGCCTAGTAAAATGTTCAACATGAAAAGGGTATCCGTGTTACGAGCTTTATTCAGCAAAAAGAATCTTGTTGTAGTTTACAAGGTTAACGGAAACACAGCTCACGCAATGGCGGTATGGAATAAAAGAGTTATTGATAACGATAAATATAGCTGCTTAATGAATCGCAGTTTTATGCATATATTTCTATCACGAAAAATATTAAAAGTTTGGAGTAAATAATGAAAACACTAATAAACTTAATAAATAAATCAGCTGACTTTTTTAATAATCTATTTGGGTGCTAATTATGAAAACTAAATTTACAAAAGGCGAGTGGGAAATATTCGGTGATTGGGGTATTAGAGCAAAAAGATCGGAACGACAATTAGCTGATAATAATTGTCATGCTACATTTGAATATGACCGCGGAGGGAGTGATGAAGGATTTGCCAATGCACACTTAATAGCTGCTGCTCCTGATATGTATGCGTTTATTGATAGTCTAATAGATT